ATTATTATCATAAAGACTTTTTATTCTTTATTTCTTATAGTTTCCTATAAGTTTAGCATATCTTTTCACTAACGTGTGGCGGCCTCGTGGCAGGATTATATCTTTTCACCTACTATGCGTTGCCCCTGACTTTACTTTGTAAAGCCTTCGGTTCGGATTACCATATCAAATAGAAGATATTGACTTAGGCTTCCCGCTTAATTCCGCCATTTTAACACGGCCGATTAATTGACTTTTTTCGTTATCTGATAGTATATTGAAATTTTCTCGTTCCTTTTTTCTTGACCTTCCATTAAACCAATCTTTAACTGTTGCTGGTTTTACTCCTAAATAATTAGCTACTACTGTGTATCCATATCCAAGATTCTGCGCAGTAAAAGCAAAATTATAATCATCTTGAGTTAATTGATATGCTTTTTTACAACCACCTTGAGTAAGTTGACGTCTTAAAACTACTTCTTTTAAGTGTTGAGAATCAATAAAATCATCTGCTCGAATTTTTTGCTCTTCTCTGGATAAATTATTAAAGATTTCCCAACCTTTTAAATATCGAACTCTTCGTTTTGCACTACTAGCAGTTCCTTTTGCCCAACCAAAAATTTCTTCGCAAGATTTTCCATATCCATCTCCCAGTTCTTGCTGTATACACAAAAAAGTAGCAATATCATCGTCATTAACTTTTTGATGTAATGGGGGCTTACCTCCACCGGGTACTAAATTAAATCCATCAGATAATCCATTATATTTTTCAATATATTGACACTCTAAAGAATCTAACTCTTTAGTATCTTGTATTTTAAATTCCCAGCTTTCAAATTCAAAATTTTCTTCGCCATATTTATTCCAAGAAGCCTGTAATTTTGGATTAT